AGAGAAACAAACTAGTGATCACTAGAAACTAGTAGTCGCAGAGAAAGTGACCTTGAGGCCAGAATCTTTCAACTGACGAGCTAACGTAGTCTAAAGTAGTTAGATTAGCTTGTATTTCGTGATAGGAGGGAAAGCGATCAACAACGATTTCGTTGGGATCTAGACCGAAGGGGTCGTCTCCTAGAGCGAGGGCAAGTCCAGTTTTATCCGGAGTGTGTCCTTGGGAGTGGTAGTAACCGTATACATCTTTGCAGACGCGATACAGTTGCTTGTCGAATCCACAGCTTGCGTAAGCGATGCCGACGGCTTGGGCCATTGTTTTACCAGGGGTGGGTTTACGTGCCTTGGTATGGTACAGTTGGGCTAGCAGTGTGTCGGGGTCGCGGTGAGGCAGGCCGTTGTGGTTGGTATACGACAAAACTTCTGCTCCATTTGGACGGTTGGATATCTTGGATTTGTCCACCGAAATAATGGATTTGAAGTAGTAGTCGGCTTTGTCTTGCATCTTGAGGAGAAAGTCGTCGTGCTGGTTGGGAGGGATGACGATGAGTAGTCGGATGAGGGAGTCGTCGCCCATGAGCTTGATGACCATATCTTTGGAGAGAGGGATTTCCAAAGAGTATAAGATGGTGAGGAGCATGACACAATTGTACATTGTATCATCGTACTGGGTGCAGTACAATCCTGAAGGGATGCCGGCGTGTCGACGTGAGTAGACTTCACCGTTAGGGAGGAGGACGGGAGTATTCTCGAATGCATAGTTAGTCCATTCGTAGAGTCGTTCGAGTCGTTGGGCCTTTTCGGGAGTCCAGTCGGACGCTGTGTCGGGATAGTCTTCCGTTGGAATGTATCCGCGAGAAAAGTCGAGGTAGGTGCGTTGAACCTTGAAGATGTCGCGCATTATGGTGAATAGTGCATGCTTATCAAAGCGTTTCCAATCAATCATAAGGATTGAGGTACGTAGATATTGATGCATTAACTCATAATTGAGGCGCATCCATCCGCCATTAAAGGTCTCGTAACCCCAGAGGAGTGGAGATGAGCCTTTGACAGATTTGTAGTGAGCGAAGAGAGCCCAGTGAAACATGATCTGAGCCAAAATGAAGGGCTTAGGAGTTCCGTAGATGGAGCGGGCTTTCGCAGGCGAGGCAGTTGTGGTGAGAGCAGTCTTAACGTGAAGGAGCATGTAGTACAGATGTCTGTGCTCAGGTTCTGTTCCGTTCTTGATCTCGTGATGCCATCGTCGAGTGTAGTCGAAGATAATCGGCTTCATGTTACCGGTCGAGGCCTTGGTATCAGGAGGTATCATGTCCAGGTATTTCTTCTCAGTGGAGAAGGGTGCTTCGGCGTTCGGCTTGTTCTTCATCGGGTAGTGATGCTGAATGTCAAGCAAGTGAACGGGACGGCACGGGTGCGGGGGCCGGAAAAGGTCAGCGGTGAGCTTGAGTCCGTTTTCGTAATGTTGGTCCTTGGGCACTGGGTGGTCTGGGACGTTTCCTGCGAAGAAGTCGTGGAGGACGAGTTCTTCAGTGACTTCGTGGCGTATGTGGCCATGAATGATCTTCTCGATCTGCTGAGGGTAGCAGTATCGTTCGAGGGCCTTGCGTATAGTCTTCTGATGCTTTGCTGTTGCGAAAGGATCGATGGAAGGTACGTGAGGTCGAAACTTGGAGGTTCGTTCGAGGAAGAAGTTGGTATCGAGAGATTCGATTGGTGAGTCAACTTTTTCCATGGTTGTGGTGTGCGTAAAAACTAGTTCGGGAGCTGATCGACAGTTGGCTTTGGTTTGGGAGGCCAAAAAGTAGAAATGTATGGTTCTATAACAACGTGTTGTGTTAACGAGTCC